GAAAATTAAATTTGCTACAAATTTAATTTTCCCTCTAACCCATCTACGCAACAATCCCCAATATGCCAGCGAACTCGCAACAAAAGCGGAAAGCCCGCAACAACGCACTCGCGCGGCTCGCGGATGGCACCGACTATGATCCAGCCGATGTCAACGATAGCGAAAATATTGGTGTTGCCGGAGTTGAAGCGCAACCCATCAATGGAGTTGTTAGGTTGCTGCCAAATGGCGACCAAATCTTGTACTTCCTCTCGATTGTTGCACCGATCCTTGGAGCGCTCAAAACGCTCCGATCTTTGCTGCCCTCCGTATCCCCCATCGTGTCAACAGCGGTGGGGCCGTCAGTTAGCTACCTGGCGGGTTGTCTGTTCGTTCCAACGATCAGCCAATTGTGGTGGGCATGCTTCCCCATGAGCCTTATTGGCCTTGGGACGTCCCGGGTTAGCATCCGGTTCCCAGCGCTACAGTTCGCTGGTTGTATTCCGTACCTCAATTGGTTCGAGGCGCGGAAAGTCGTTGTGCCCTTAAGGAAGGTCGCAGCGGCATTTATATTCACTTCCCTTGGTTGGTGGATGGCTACCAAGTTCGTGGCGAGGTATGCGTCACCGATTGGAGCGAGATGGAGCACCAGATTTATCTCAAAGAACTTAGCAGTTCCACACCTTAGTTCAAGCCAACAGAGGCAGGTCTTTGTAGACGTTCCCCTTGTCTCTGGTTATATACATAAGAACCATACCCATGGCGAAGCGGCCCGCGACCGCAATGCCTCTGGTGCAACGTCCGCCGTAGTGTGTCGGGCACTCGGTCTTGAGCCATATTATGTACAGCAGTCTCTCGCGGAAGCACACAAGGCTCAAGCAGGCGACCGGTCTTTTCATTGGGCCAAAGATATCGCCATTCCACCTCGGGAGTTCTGGTTTAATCCCGAGACGCACGCTGCCATATTGGTTGACGTTGATCACTACGTCGATATGGTCCGTCTCCTTGCTCAACACCCGGGGACGTATTTTGTGTGCACATTTACCCCAACGGCTTGTGCGAAGTCAGAGGGAGAGTATTCCTTTAGGTTTGATCGTAGTGGGGATGTCCTGTACCGCGTTAGCGGAGGGGCGGAGTACGTTCATAAGGTCTGGGATTACTCGGGTGACACGCTCGTGGTGGAAGACTGCGGGTTCGTTTTCAAGAGAGTCGTGGTATACCACATCGACAGGAAACGTGTAGATGATCACCATTCCATCGTTATGCTCACGCTCGTAGGGCATTTTACGATGCCAGCTGTCTGCCCAACATCATTTCTCATTCAGGGCAAGCAGTTGATGAGATTCAACCCTGTCGTGGGTGACCATGTCGTCCTCGACGTGGTGAAAGCCGACGGGTTGTATCGCAGCGTCGCTATAGTTGGAGATTACGCCGCTGTTACTCTGCCCCGATCTCAATTTGATGCTGTGCATGCTGTGGCTCTCGCTGCGAAGGTTCCAATAACCCCAGCGATGGTGGCCAGCAATATTGCACCATCTAGTCCTGCTGGTCTTCCAACAGAGAGGCTCCCCCCGGGCCATGCGGCAGTGATAGCCAGTTATACCAGAGCTGGCATACCGGAGTTTGCTCCGACAGTTTATCCATCTGGAGAGTCGATGCTCACGATAATGTTTGACAGGCACGACTATGATGCACCAGTGCGTCTCACTGGATTCGGGTCACCTCTCATTGGCCCGTGCTATGGGTTTGCATCGTCAATCGCATCCGATGACGTATGTGTTTCAAAGCGCATCGAGGCATTTCAGGGCGGCCTAGAACAGCCCATCCCTCCCACGTTGGCCGGGTTCATGCAGGAATTTATTGTGTTCTTAGTTCCTGTGGCCCACCGTGGGCATCCTGTCGGTGACGATGAGGTCCGATTCCGACAGAGTAGCCCTTCTCAGCGAGCGATATTGGAGAGGGCTTCTGTCACTGGTAACAGATTCAAGAGAGCATGGAGCTCCTTCCAGAAGCGCGAGACCTATCCAAAGGTGACTGATCCGCGCAATATTTCTGTAGCTGAACCAGCGACAAAATTGGCGTACTCCCGATATATGTACGCGTTCACAGATGACATCATGAGTGAGCAGGATTGGTATGCCTTTAACAAGACTCCTTATGAGACAGCCCTTAGGGTGTGTGAGGTTCTTCTCCGCTCCCACTGGTCAATCTGTGCAGATGGTAGCCGGTTTGATGGACATGTCTGCCGGCGGGCGAGAATTCTTGAGCGTATGGTTATGCTCAGATACTTTGCCCCTGAACATCATTCAGGTCTGAACGAGGCGATGAACGATCAGATATCATTGCCTGGGACGACTGAGTTCGGAAGACGATATAATTCCGGATTCTCAAGAGGTTCCGGCTCTCTCGAAACGGCTAACTTCAACTCAATTTTGACAGCATTCATCGGATACTGTGCCCATCGGAATACCTGCGTCAATGGTGCTCGTAAGAGCCCAGAGCAAGCGTGGGCATCCCTTGGGATATATGGTGGAGACGACAGTCTCGAAGGAGATGTAGATGCTGATGCTCTGCAGAAGAGTTCAGAGTTGATGGGCCAGAAATACGAGATTGAGGTCATTCCCCGAGGCTCACGTGGCGTGGAGTTTTTAAACCGCCAGTTTTCTGAGTATGTGTGGGAAGGGGACCCAAATTCAATGGCTAACCCAGCACGCCTTTTGGCAAAGCTGTTCGTTGGCCCAACCAACCTTGTTGACGTTTTGACACGCTTGGCTGAGCGTTTGTCCGGATATCGTCGCATGGATGGGAATTCACCGGTGATTGGCCTTATCACCGAAGTCGCTGAAGAACTCCTAGGAGATCATATTGAAGGCGAGCTCATGCCCTATTGGGGAGATTGTCCAGCTGACACAAATTGGCCCAATGAAGATTCTGGGTGGATGAGAGATCTCTTTGATGAGTTCATCCCCGACTTCGACTACGGTAGGTTCAATAACTGGATAGATCGATTGTGGGAGACGAGAGACCCACAGCTCCTCTTGCAGGCACCCTTGTGCACTTCCGCAGGGGTAACCGAGAGCCCTGTTGTCAAACAGACATGTATAGTCGGCGATGCCCTGGTGGATCCACCAGTGGCTATGTCAGATAATCAGAAGGGTAAACTCGAAGTGGCTGAGGCATCAGCCAGTGCAAAGACCGCTCAACATGAAGTCATTGCCGAAGTCTGCCGAGACGCCTTGCACGATTTGTTCGTAGAGGCGGATAAGCAGGTCAAGCTCCCCCCGTTTGAAGACCAAGCACCACCAGAGAACCTGTGTAGTGGCCCAGGTATACCTGGTAGTATGCGGAACACCGCCCAAGGCCAAAGTTCCACATCAACGGGTGTCTTGCGACAGGCAACAGACCATGCAAGAAATCGCTCCCCTCGCGGTACAAGCAGCCGCGTTGTAAATAAATCAAAGAAGTCCATGAAGGGTCAGCATCCCGATCATTGGAATCGACCGAGGCGTTATGCCGATGAGACAGATGGAGTGTTCCAGGCTAGGCTCAAAGACTTCGAGGCAGCCAAGCAGCGCTGGTTCCAGCGCCAGGCAGGTAAGAAGTGAGCAGCCCGGGTGTGACCAAAGTCGCGGTCACTAAACCCAAAGCGCCGGTCCTGCGCAGTAGCTTGGCTGCGCGTTCGAAAACAATAATTTTCAACAAATTTCTTTCGAACAACAAATTTCTTTCAATGCAGAAAGCCCAAGCCAAACAATCAAAGGCGCAGAAGCGCCTGTTCTCTCAAGCGTTCCCTCAGAAACGCAAGAATCAGAACCCTAAACCTCCGAAGCGTCAGCGCCGGAGACGAGGCCAGCAAGCGCCAGCTGACCTCGGGACGTCCTTTTCTCAAATGAGCCTCACTGCTCGTGGCTCAACGCGCAACTCTCAGAACACGCGACAGCGTGCAGTCTTTGAGGAAGACGAGTATATCGGTGAAATCACCGGAACGGTTGCATTCCAGAACACACAGTTTCAGGTTAATCCAGGCCAGGTGGGAACGTTCCCCTGGCTGTCCACAATCGCCGCCCGGTTTGAGAAATACCGGTTTCAATACCTCGAGTTTTATTACAAGCGCGAGGTTTCCGAGTTTGCCACTGCTGGGCAGACCGGAAAGGTCATAATGTCATTCGATACTGACGCCCTTGATGCCCCTCCAGCATCCAAACAACAGATGGAAGATACAGTGCCCCATGTTGACGCAATGCCTTGCGAGAATATGAGACTGGTTATTGCCCCCCAGTACTTGCATGGCCAAACTGATGCCTACTATGTTCGACCGGGTGGACTCCCGGCCGGCGGTGACATCAAAACATACGACGTTGGAAATCTCAACGTCGGCACAATTGCCACGACTGCAGCTGTCGTGGGTGAGCTCCACGTGAGATATCGTGTTGAGCTCATGATTCCTGTCCTTGAGAACCAACTTGTGCAAGCGCCACGGTCCGCGGCGTACTTCCAATCTGCCGCCGGTGAAGCCTCAGGAGGCACCGGCGTTGCAACAACCTTACTCCTTGCCACCGCAACTCAAAACGGTCTTGGCATAGTCAATACAGCAGGTTCGATGGTTCCTCCCGTTGGCAGTTATCTTGTCACGGCAGTGAACACCGCCCTCAATACTGTTCCAGGAGACTTGACTGCCTCCGTCCTGAACTTCAAGAAGAACGGGGCGGTGGTGAATCTTGTTCCGATGGAGCAATCGGTTGCCGCCACAGATCTTGAGACCTCACTCACGTGTGTGGTCACAGCCAGCGGCACTGATGCATTCTTGCTCCAAGCCACAAACGCTTTTACTGGCGGTGGGCAGACCAATTCTGCAGCCATCACTTGGTTGCTCATAAGTTGAGCATCAAGGTAGCGCCCATAGTCCCTGGGGCGCGTTAGAAATGTCAGGTGAAGCGCGAGACCAGCGCTATAGAAAAGTGGCACAACTCTTTTCCAGCGAGAGTGAATAAATACGCTGAAGTCCGAGTAAGTATGTGCGAGATGTTCGCCTTTCTGAGGCAACGCCCCTCGTCCCTGCTCGGAGTCTTGAGATTCATCAAGACGCAGCGCATACTGTAGTGCGCTATATAAATGGGACAGCACGCGTGCTTAAATACCGGCGTGGTTAAATAATGCGGTTGCACAAGCGCTAACTCGGCGCTATATAAATGGGTACCTTAGGGAGATGTTAGCTATCCCTTAGGTTAAGAATTTAGCTTCCGTTCACAGGTTTTAAGCCTTTTCCTGTGTCCGCCAAATACTATAAATAAACAAATAATATAATAATAGGC